ATGCCACACCTTGGATTTTTTCCATGGTCCCTAATAGCGTGATACGTCTTCCAGCAATGCAAAGATACATACGAATTTGGGGTCGCCGTGCTGCTTATTACGACTTAAAATCGCATTTCAAGTGGCTATGGAGGATCACCGCTGCTTCTTTGGCAGTGAGCGGTCTTGCTGTTTATCGTGGTAAAGCCCCATTGCATTCTGTTGCAATGCCGTGTGTGTCACTAGGGATGATTAATTTGTCTCTTTATGCACACTATTGGACGCGAACGCAAGAGGAAACACGTGAGTTTTTAGCCAGGCGAGATGCTATCACAGCTTCAATTGAACCTAAAGCATCTATGTCCGAAATGGCTACTCTTGGCATTGCCATCATTGGCTTAGGCTTAAAAATGTTTCACGATTGGTATGTGCAAAATCCTCACGTGCCACATGCAGGAGAACCAAAGGACGATCATCCAGGGTGGATGGGGTACTACATTCAGAAGCTCGGTTTTAACGTACATCCTCAACCGCACACATCCACATCTACGAGCAAACAATTGATAGAGTCTTTAACTCGTCGTAATTTGTTCTGGGCTAATTTTATAAGGGCTGATGGATCTGCCACCAGATGTAACATTTTCTTCCCTCGGAAGAGTGTTGCTTTGTTTCCACAACATGTGTGGTATCCAGAGGCTAAAATGAAAGTAGCTAATGAAAGTGGAGAAATGGTTGAAGGAGAACCTACTCCTACGCTTACTGTTGAAGTGCGCAGGCATGGATCTCCTGGAGGCGTCTTTACATTTGTAGTCGACGAAGCTTCATGTGTTCGACCTCCGGATATGGATTTAACATGTGCATTTGTGCCAAATTGTCCAGATTTAAGGGATGTAACTAAGTGGTTTCCAACCAACTCTCCTTCTGGGCGCGTTCTTTCAGACATTATTGTGTGTGACAACGTACTTCATCCAGGTGAACCAAATACTTTCACTGCAGAACGTGTGGAGGTCAAGATGGGTCCTGTCAAACATAGTGGAATGGAATTTCAAGGAGGTTCATACAAAACGTCTCTTGCCCGAGTAGGATCTTGCATGGGATGTTTGGTGAGCATCACAAAACGCCCAGTATTGATAGGTTTTCACATGGGAGGAAATCTTACTGGGACTGGAGTGATGCAAACCTTGTCTTTGCCAGATTATGAGCGGTTAATTGCGTTGCTTGACAATTTGCCAAACGTAGTGATTTCTGCTAACGCTGCAGAATTACCACGATTGCAATACAACAAAACCGTTTTGATCAACGACAGGATACATCCAAATTGCATGGCTGCAAAAATGGGTGTGAACGATTGCGTAGAGCTGTACGGATCGACACAAGCCCGAATGAAACAACGCTCCACAGTGATGACGAGTATTTTGTCACCCTACATAGAAGAAGTGTGTAATGTTCCCAACCAGTGGGGACCGCCGAAATTGGACCCAAACTGGAAAGCGTACAATGCCACGTTGGAACACATTGCAAATCCTCCTTTGATGTTTAAGCCAAGTCTTTTGGCTAGAGCATGTAAAGATTGGTTGGACCCGATCCTTTTAGAGGCTGAACAGTGCAATTTGAGTTTGAGTCCATTGTCTTTGCGGGAATCCATCATGGGTGTTCCACGCAAAAGATTTTTGGATCCATTGCCCATGAGCACAGGAATGGGTTTTCCTGTTTTTGGACCAAAGAATAGGTGGTTTACTGACATCATCGAAGACGGAGTATTGGTTGATAGATTGCCTGCTCCTGAAGTTGTTGATGAATATGAACGTATGCTTGATTGTTGGCGACAAGGTGAGAGAGCATATCCTGTTTGCTCCGCAACATTGAAGGATGAACCCACGAAACTTGACAGTGAGAAAGTTAGGGTTTTCCAGGCTGCTCCCGTTGCAATGAGCTTGCACATACGAAGATACTTTCTTCCGATAATGAGATTTTTGTGTGGCAATCCAGTTCTTTCTGAATGTGCTGTGGGATTGAATTCTTTTAGCACGGATTGGGAAGCGCTGATTGATCATGCATTCTCTTATGATTCAGAAGAAGGCGTTCTTGCGTGGGATTACAGCAAATATGATGTTCGAATGAGTTCCCAAGTGGTGATTGCGGTATTAGGCATGTACATAGAAATTGCCAGGACTGCGAAATATTATGAGGGAGACTTGAACGTCATGAAAATGATGGTCAACGACATCGCACATCCTCTTTTGGATTACAATGGTGTTTTGTTGATGGCGTTCAACATGAACACGTCCGGAAACAACATAACTGTGAATATTAACAGTACCGCTGGTTCACTTTATGTCCGTATGGGTTTGTTTGACGCAGTCCCTGAGGTGGAGGACTTCAGGGAGACAATGGCTTGCATGACTTATGGTGATGATTTCATAGGCAGTTTGAAAAAGGAGTATCATGATCGTTTCAATTTTGAAGTGTATCGTGATTTCTTGGCCCGCCATAGTATGAAAATCACATTGCCTGACAAAGGGACTTCTTCTTGCGCTTTCATGAATGTGGAAGACGTAGATTTCTTGAAGAGAAAGAGTAATTATATACCACAGATTAGTCGTAATATTGGTAAACTTGATGAAAATTCGATCTTTAAGAGTCTGCATTGTAACTTGAAGTCCAAGTCCGCATCACCTGTTGAGGTTGCTGCAAGCTGTGTCGAGAGCGCTATGCATGAGTGGTTTGCCTTTGGTAAAGATCACTATGAAAAGCGCAGGGAAGAGATGAAGGAAGTTTGTGAAAGAGCCAATATCCCTTTGTCTGTGCTTGACATTTCGTTTGAAGAGCGAGTCGAGCACTGGAAGGAAAAATATCTTCAGAGGTAGAATAGTTACAATAATGCAAGTGGATTCTCCTTATTTTTCATGTGTGTATTTTGCATTGATACATATATATAGTTTCACATTTCTATAAAAATTGTACAAAACAATCCTGTAAATCATAGGCGTTTTTCCCCTTCGCAAAGTCATAAAGGGGCCCAAGACTCAGAGGAAGTCTATAATTGTCCTTCAGCGCTGGATGGCGCGATAGATTGTGTCGCTAGTGGTTTGTCACTGTTACTTATGGTTACAACTGCATATGCACTCTATGATATGCTTGCACCTTTGCGAGCTCGCATGTCGAACACACCGGAAGAGGAAGTTATTTTCTCTACAGGGGACCCGTTAGTCCCCCAATCACAGGAATGTTGTGGTCAGTTTTCACAATTACTTCCTCCACCTCCACCTCCTTCTCCAATTCGGAGGGTTCCTAAGGTTAGAGAGCATTGGTTTTCACACTTTGTGGTTCCACAATCAAGAGAGCTTTTGACTGTCAACAATTTGACAACTCAGAATGTCACGTTCATGGATTATTCACCTGGAGCAACTTATCAAGTCGAATCGAGTTATGATGAAGTGCATACTGAGACCATTGAGAATGATCTCGATTTGAATAATTTCTTTTCGAGGCCTGTTTTGGTTGGAAGTCTCAAGTGGACTGTTGGTAATGGACCCGGCATTTTGTTGTCCAACTTGAATCCTTGGTCGTTGTACTGGCGAAATACTCGCGTGGCGAATAGAATTTCAAATTTTAAGCTATTGCGAGCAAAGATGCATGTCCGAGTTTTGTTGAATGGGTCTCCGATGCATTATGGGCGAGCCATCATTTTTTATACACCTTTACCAGGTGATGATGATGTTGGCAGAGCTCAGGGTATCAATCCAGAACCTATACAGAACTTGGTGAATAATTCTCAGAAACCACATCTTTGGTTGAATCCCACAACTAGTCAGGGAGGTGATATGGAGTTACCTTTCTTGTGGTATAACAACGCTTTAGATTTGCCTACTGGTGAATTTGATCAGATGGGTAATTTGGACCTTGTTGCAGTTACACCACTCCGACATGCAAATGGGGGTTTGTCTGACGTTAACATTACTATTTTGGCTTGGGCCACTGATGTGGTCCTTTCTAGCCCTACAACTTGTAATGTTGATGGAATTTCTCCTCAATCAGATGAGTATTCTAACAAACCTTTTTCTGTCAAGGCGACAAATTTCGCTTCCATGATGGATCGCTTGTCCACTGCGCCTGTCATAGGGCCCTATGCTCGAGCAACTTCTTTAGCGGCTTCTGCTGCGTCTGGTATAGCTGCTTTGTTCGGATTCAGTAAACCTTTGCAATTAGAACGATGTGTTATGGTTCCTAAGGCTACAAACGACATGGCAGTTTCTGGAGGAAATGACGACGGACATAAGTTGACACTGGATCCAAAGCAGGAGTTGACTGTTGATCCTAGGGCTTTTGGTCTTGGGTCAAAGGATGAGATGGATATACGTCATGTCGCTTCAACTGAGAGTTACATTGATACATTTACATGGACATCTGGCAACTCAACTCCTGCTGGAACAATTTTGTGGAACGGTATCGTTGATCCTGGACAATATGTGATTTATGGTGCTTCAGGTTTGGATATACCCAAAATTAACATGACTGCTTCTTGCTTTGCTACTACTCCATTTCAATATTGGCGTGGTTCTATAATCTATCGGTTTCAAATAGTGTGTAGTGCCCTTCATAAGGGACGTCTGCGTATTGTGTATGACCCGGAGATTGAAGTTTCCGCCAATGATCCTACAAGGATTACGCCGGAGTATAATTTAGCCTATCACACTGTAGTCGATATTTCAGAAACTCAAGATTTCGAAGTAGTTGTAGGGTGGGGTCAACCGTCATCGTATAGAGAAAACTGCTTTTATGCAGGGATTGGACCTATGTTTGACAATACCCCTTTACTTTACAATTCGTCTTTGAACACCGCTGGAAACGGAGTCCTTGGTGTGTATGTCATGAATGAATTGGTGAATCCTAGCGCTTCAGTCGATGATTGTTATGTTGTTGTTAGTATGAGAGCTGGACCTGATTTTGAGGTTGCGTGTCCTACTAGTAGACCTATGGCTCGTTTGAGGTATTTAACTCACAGCCTGGTCAATCCACCGGAAGCTCTCGTCGCTGAAATTATCGAAGAAGAAACGGCAGAACCTCAATCAGCTGAGTTACCTGTCTCAGCGGTCCCTTCAGGTGAGGCGAACATGGCTCAAGGTGCTGCAATGTCTAACACTATGGCAGATTTAGGTTCTTTGACTTCTCACACCAATGACGTGTTTATGGGAGAAACAGTTCGATCTTTTAGAACTCTTCTCAAGCGTTTTACGATGAGTGAGCTTGTCAATGTTTCTATTGCCCCTACGGGTACTGATAATGGAGCTGTAGCTATTCAGCGACCCGCAATGCCCATTGAACCAGGTTATACTCGAAAATCCGATTTGGGAACTGAGCGTGTTACACGTACAGTTCAAACTAAGGAATACGCATATGGGTTTTTAACTCCTTTGCGTTTTATTTCTTCAGGATACGTTGGGTGGCGCGGTAGTATACGATGGAAAGTCACCAACTCCGCTGCTTGTTGTAATGAAATAAGAGGTCCTATTTACTTGACTCGGTTCTCCGGATGTTCACCATTGAACATCACCGAGGTTTCGCGTGACAAGACAACAAATTTGGGAATGCAAGATTACCTTGTTGGATTTGATGAAATAGCTACCTTTCAAGAGGGTGGTCAACTCATCCATCATGTCATCGAACCAATAGCTTCTTTCGAGGTGCCTTTTTATTCGTCGCGCAGGTTCTTACCAGCACGAAGTCTTACTGAATTTGCTTCAGGTCCGAACACTGTTTTCAAACCCTGCTGGAAGTATGGGTATGAAACAAATAGAGGTTCGAATTATGGTGCCAATCACAATTTATATTGTGCTGCTGGCGAGGATTTTAACCTTGGCATGTTCATTGGAGCACCTGTTGTGTACCTTGAAGGCATTCCCCCAGTCTAGCAAGACTTTAAATTGCGAATGTGAGCTGGCACAGTAACTAGCCAAATCTCGTGATGAGTATAATTCCAAGGACGACGTG